TTATATAGTTTTAATTAAGTGTTCTACGATTCCACTTGAAGATATTGCTGCTTTTTCTAAAAATGCTTCAAATGTTATACCCGCATCGCCATCTGCTAAATCTGAAATTGCTCGAGTAATTATAAATGGCATGTTGAATTGATGACAAGTTTGTGCAATCGCCGTGGCTTCCATTTCCGCTGCCATAGCTTGCGGAAAATTTGCTTTAATTGCCGTGCGTTGTTCACTTGTACCAATAAAACTATCCCCACTAACGATCAAGCCTGTCTTGGCATTGATTTGTTGTTGCTTAATAGCTTCAATTGCTTTATCTATTAATTCTTTATCTGCAACAAATTGCGCCGGCATTTGTGGGATTTGTCCTAATTGATAGCCAAAAGCTCTTGCGTCTGCATCATGATAGGCAACCGTATCACTTACGACAACATCTCCTACATTTAATGATTTGTCTAGTGCACCAGCAGAACCTGTGTTAATAATTAAGTTAGGCTTAAATTGATTAATTAATAATGTAGTTGAAATCGCTACATTCACTTTACCAATACCACTCTGTGTAAGAATTATGTCTTTGCCTTCTAAATTCCCTTTATAAAAGATTACATGCGCGATTTTAATTTCTTCTAAATTTTTTATTTTATCTTTTAAGATTGCTACTTCTTCTTCCATAGCACCTATAATACCAATCACATTTATTCACCTCATCTTAAAATCCTAGCCTTTGTTATTCTACCACATTTAAAGAAATAGCTCGATATTAGTTCTATGTTTTTATTCAAATTCCAAATACTCAATTCATTATCTATTTCGATTATTAATCTAAACTATTTCTATCATATTTAATTATTACGCAAATAATAGTTAAAACCCTGTAAGTATGCATCAATGACATTACTTACAGGGTTTTATAAAATTATTTATTAACTACCAAATAATTCAGTTAGTCCTTGTAATGAGAACACTCCTGTTACAATAGTTACTATGACTGCAACAATACCAAAAATCAGCATCCACGTTGGACTCTTTAGCTAATTTTAGAGTGTTTCAATGATGCATCACTTATAAGTAAAACGTTGATATAATGGGGATTATATGCAACACATAAGAATATTTAATTGTCAAATTATAACAACTATTGCACGTTTGCAACAGAAAACTGTATCACGAACTGTATCACGAATTATGTATGAGGGGAAGTGTTTCCCCTCTAATTTTATTTATATTTAATCTTACCAAATAAATTCTTTTCTTTTTTCAACTTTTCATTTTTATCAGTAATCTTACAAATAGCCATATAAAAATACCCAGCTTTTGGATTAGTTGGATATTTAAATTTAATCCACCAATAATTATCCTTTTTAGTCACACTTACAAAATCGACCCATTGATTTTTATAAATCCAAGAACCTTTATCAACAACTGCACCACTTAATCCAGGTTTACGTCTGACTTTAATAGTAGTGTTTGCAGTAAATCTACCCTTCCAGTTCCAAGTGATTTTTTTACTTCCCCCGCTTGTACCATTAATAGGTTTACCATTGATAGCCCCTGCAAGTTCTTTGCTAAATTTATCATAGTTCTTTTTAAGATAATTCATATCTTTTTTATTTGTAATGAATCCCATTTCTACCAATCTATAATTTATGTTTAAACGACCTGACACATTTGCATTCAATAAATCATTACGTGGGTCAATGCCTCTTATTGTTCCTACAGTTGATTTCAAACAATTATTTATATCTTTATCAATCTTATCTGCTGGCCATTGATTAGATATAATTACATGACCACCTGATGCACTGGCACTAGCTGCATCAAGATGTAATTCAACTACTACATCATATTTCTGTTGTTTAACCCAATACATACCATAGTTTTTAGTATCTCCAAGACGTTCACCGTACTGTGTATCGATAAATAAGTTTTGGTCTTGTTTACTTCCACCGTATAAGTCTACAGTGTGACCAGCTTGTTTTAGGTACTTTTGTACATTTGGAGCAATGTATTTACGAATGAAATCACGTTCGTTTGTACCGTTACCAACTGCACCAGGGTCATTGTATCCGTGTCCTGCGGCGATTAGAATCTTTTTGCCTTTTGATTTGGATGCGGTAGTTTTAGTAACTTTATCTTTAACTTTAGATACAACTTTTGCTTTAGCTTTATAGTGTGGACGAATAAAGTACATATTCATATCATATGTGTGAGTGACAAGTTGAGCTACTTCTGTTTTATTCCTTCCGCCCCCGTACCAATTTTGCTCTAATCCTACGAAAGTATTTAAGTTGGCACTCCACACCATTCCAGTGTGTCCAGCGCCACCACCATACTTTTCATCCATTACAAATATATCTCCAACTTCGGGTAGGAATGAAGGTGTGTTTTTATAAACAGTTGCTAAACCATCAAAATTATTTTTGAATGGAATATCTTTAGCATAGTAACCGTATAATTGCCCACCTGTTAAATAGTTCCATTGCATATTGCTTAAATCAAAACATTGCCACCCAAATGCTCCGTCAAAATCCCAACCTTTACCTTTGAGGGATTTCATATAAGCTATTGCCTGTGCTTTAGTTTTATTTACAGTCATTTTACCCCTCCTATTTTTGACCTTCATTACTTGCGTCAAAATCACTAGGTGCTTTACCATTAGTCGGTTGTTTCTTTTCATACTTCAATTCTTTTAACTTATCGTTAGCTTGTTTACCTTCTTTAGTGATTGGGTTATCTTTATAATATATATATAAAGCTACAACCGTTGTTAAAATTGAACTGATACTTTCTTCATCCACTGGAATAGGACTAATGTTTTTAGTTGCTAACCATTGATTAATTAAAGCTAAAATTAATACGATAAATCTTACCGATGCTCCTAATGTCGTTTTCATATAAAAAACCTCCATATTTTTAAAGTTGCTTATATATAATAAAAAGAGGACGCTGAGAAACGTCCTGTGTTGCATTGACTTATTGATTTGTGTATCGTTATCTTTGATATAAGTCAGGATAATTCGTAAAGAATCCGTCTACACCGTACTGTATTGCTTTGTTCATATCTTCAATAGTATTGACAGTCCAAGGATGAACTACTAAGTTTTTAGCATGTGCTTTATCCACTAAATCTTTTGTTACCGTTGTAAAGTTTGGACCCATACCGTTAGCAATTAATGCAGATGTATCAATGTCAGATTCAGTAAATGTTTTACTTAATCTAACCAAGAAAATATCAGAGTATTGATTTCTAATATTTTTCAACGAATCATCTGCGAACGATTGAATGATAACTTGTTTGTACTTAGAACCTATTCCAATTAATCCAGCGCTCTGTAAAACTCTTAATAATTCTTGATCCATGTTTGTATTAAATGGTGATTTAGTTTCAATATAATAATTAACTGATTTACCAAAATGAGTAACAACATCGTCCAATGTAGGTATTTCCTCACCATTAGTAGTTTTCAATGTTTTAATTTGTGCTAAGGTCATATCGGCAATTGTCCCCGTACCTGTAGTAGTTCTATTAACAGTAGCATCATGCATGCAAATTAATTTATTATCTTTAGTTAACTGTAAATCCATTTCAATATAGTCTGCACCTTGTTGTACTGCTAATTCATAAGATTTGATAGTGTGTTCATCTGCATAACCTGATGCACCTCTATGACCTATTAAGCTAAAAAAATTGTTTTGCACACCATTATCCAATTCTACTACTTCTATACTGAACCATGTATAAGGATCTGCTCTAAAATCTATTGCAACTCCTGCCTCGTGTCTTACTTCCAACTCGAAATAGTCGCCTTCTTTTACTGGAATTACTCCCGAATTTCCTTGGGTACCTGTTGTAGTTTCTGCCGATTTCAAGATATAAGGTAAGCCAGGCATATAATTACCATTTTGTTTAACTCTGAGTAAACGCATCCCTGTAGCATTAGAAGCCCATAACACGTTAGCCGACAATCTTACTTTGCTAACTCCTTTTGGTACAGTTAGCCTTGTAGGATTTGTCGGGTTCCAAAACCCTGAAGTATTGTACAATGCACTTTGCCATGGTACATACAAAGTAGTTTTAGTGTTTAATGAGATATTAGTATCTAATTTGACCATTGCGCCCATGAATTTCGGTGTGAAATCTTTACCGTTTGCTCCAGTGTCTCCCTTATCTCCTTTTTCACCTTTATCTCCCTTGTCTCCTTTTTCGCCTTTAGCACCGTCTTGACCGTTCAATCCCGTTTCACCTTGTGGTCCCTGTAATCCATCTTCACCCTTGGGACCTCTCAATCCTTGTGGACCTTCAAGACCTTGTTCACCTTTAGCACCTTGTATTCCTTGTGGTCCAGTGATTCCCGTATCACCTTTCAATCCTTTATCACCTTTTGGTCCTTGTGGTCCGATATCACCTTTAACACCTTTGAATTGTTCAACATTTTCGGTTACATATGTTTGAAAACCGTTAAATACTTCTGATTTGAAATCCTCATCCAATAAATCCATAGCTTCATCTTGAATGATTCTTCTTACCGTATCTTCAACTAAATTCACACTAATTTCCTTTTGCACTGCTCCTTCAACACCACTGTCCAATATGTTAAATGAGAAGTTAGCAACGTGAACCTTTCGCTCTTTACCTTTTAAAAATAATTTACAATTAACTAGGCCAACGTGTTTGATAACTTTGTCAGGTATTTTATATTGAATTAAACCAGTTGACGGACTTATTACTTCTAAAGGTTCATCAATGAAGATAGAACCATCGGCAAGAAATAAATCCAATTGTGGTGTCAATTTATTATTAGTTAAATTTAATTCTTGTTTATTCCATTTAACATAAATTCTAATTTGCGATGTTCCTTTGTCCTCACTGTAAAAATTTGCATTACCTTTTTTAACTTCAACAGTTTCATTGTTTATGTTAGCTGTGAAATCAGAATTTTTATATATCATGACTTACCTCCGAAAATTAAAATGACAAACAAAAAAGCCGACACAACTGTGTCGACCTGTTTTAAATATTACTTACAGTTTCCAAACCAAAAACATTGCCAAAAACTACCACCGAGAATGAATTTAAACATAGTCTCACCTCCTTTAAATACCTAACCAACTTCTAATTAATGCGATAATTAAAGAACTGAACAATGTAAAAATTGTCCCTATTATTAACCATTTAAGTTGTTTGAACTCTTTACGACTTTCTTCTTTATGAAGCCTTTCGTTTTCTCTTTCTTTATTTATGGAATCTAAAGTAAAATCCATTTTCTGATTTGTTAATTCTTGGGTGTGTTGACCTCTTTCAATCTCTCTTAACGAGTTGTGAAGTTTTTCAATAGAGTCGTAAACTTCTTTTCTATCCTCTTTCATTGTTGTTTCTATATTTCTAAACCGTTTATCGTTATATCTGTCTTTATCCTCTAAGATACCAACCCGTCGCTCAATATCTTTTGTTCCATCTACACTCAACATGCCACCCACTTTCTATAAAATAAAAACCAGAGAATTACTCCTCTGATTCTGTTAACGATGGATATGTGTCACCGCTTAATTTGTGATAATATTCACTTGATATTATATCTTTATCAACTAACTGTCGTAATTTAAAATCAGTAAATAACCCTTTATTATAAAAATATTCAATATCAGAATTATCCATAACCACTTGAGGAAAGTCTGTGAAATCTTTCATGTAGGTTAAAATTAACAACATCTTAGAAACATATTCAAAAAGTATCACATTGTCTTTAACCAACTGATTATTTTTATCTATTATTTCTACAAACTTATCATTCTGTGAATTGATAGCATCTTCCAAATCCGCATAATCACTATTTGTCAATGGTGGTTCAGAACCTACCCATCTTTGAGTTAACTCATTAAAATATATAGGGTAAGAAATACCATTATAAGGCGGTATTTTAGTATAAGGTTCCCTCGGATAATTCCATGTGAAATGTACTGTTATCGGTGTTCCATCGTACAAATAAACTGTTTCGCTCATTATAACCCCACCCCTGTATCATCAATAATCCAACTAACTTCACCATTTATATAATGTCCAGTTTGCCATTTCGGCACATCATTCACATTTAAATAAACCCATATTTGACCGTCTGTGTCGATATAAACAACAGCTGGATTCATTGTCACTGGTGTTCTCACATAGAAGTTTTGAACTTTAGGTGTATAAATAGAAGGGATATCTCCGATTGCTGTTTGTGAAGTTATGTTATTCACATTGACTCTTAAATAAGCTGTTTTAACACCATTTCGTTCAATAACTCTATACGCATTGTGTATAGCTTGTGGTTTATCCGCTTCTCTTTCAGTAGCACTACCCTTAGTATTCCAATGAATCCAACCTGTATCATTGTTCTTACTTTCAAATTCTTGTGCATCCATGACACGTTTCCATCCCATAAACTGACCATTTGGGTTATCGACGTTTTGTGTGTGAACAGTAGCTCTGAATTCTAAATTAGACAAATTTTGTATCAATCTAATTTGCTTACGATTGTCTTTACCTTCAAAAACATCAATAGCAGCTATATGGTTTTTACCACTTGTCGATTGTGGAGCATCAACTGTCCAAGCATCACCAGGAATAGTAGCTTCATATAATCCTGGTGGTAATTGTAAAATACTTGTATAACCACTTTCTTCAGTTCCAAGTGTTCCGAGCCAAGTTCGTTTCCCTTCTGCATTGGTAAAACTATATTTTTGATAAGATTTATCTTCTAAAACTACATCTATTTCACCAGTCAATTCGTCCTTAGTTACAAATGATTCTGTCATGTCCGTAATTGAAGTTTTAACATCGTTCATTTCTGCAATGGATGTTATATATTTATCATTCATTTCATCTAAACCAGTGACTTTTAAATCCGTCAATTCTTGTTTATAACCAGTCGCCAATGTTTCAATTTCTGAAATAACTTGTGCGCTTCTATCGTTCAATGATTTCATACCACTTGTCAGTGTTTCGTCCATTTGTGTAACGTAATCGTCCCCATTTGCTAACGCATCTTCGATATATTGGATTCGTTCTTCAATACGTTTTCGCAAGTCGTCAAAAGTACGAATATAATTTAACTTGTCAACTGCTGGGATAGAAGATAACATGCTGTTTTGAATTTCAAATGTAAACTCTACCTCGGTGATAATATCTTCTTTACCATGTACTGCGACGAATAACTGCCCATGAACCTTCCCAGTGTGTTTCAAAAACTCACTAGGAATTGTATAACTTGCTTTACCATTCAATGGATCAATTACATTTGCAGTATCTACAATGTAAGTACCGTCACTAGCTTTAAGAATTAAAAAACAATCAACGTTTTCGTCACTCACTTCGAGTGGTCGTTGATTGCGCGTAATGTAAAATATTAAATCTGCTGTACCGATGTCGCTATCATAAAACGAGATATTTGTTTTACCTATCGGTATATATTTCGCTGTTGTTTCTAATTTTATTTGACCTTGTTTGTTATACATTCAACCACTCCTTGTAATTTATCCAATCCATTTTATACGTCAAACCACTGTGACCATTTACCCTCAGCATATGTTCTGCGTTTCATTCTATAGTTTTGTGATCTAGCAAAAGGCACTGCAGTTTGGAAAGCAGTAGCAGCGTCCTCAAAATCGGAATAAGTCACGTTATACTGTGTAACGATTGCAGAGGATTGGTTCGGATAAGGTGAGCCCTTTGCAGTTTTAGGAACATGGTAGTCTCCACCTGATGAAAGGTTGTTACAATCTTTGACACTTTCGGGAGCAGAGAATTTTCTAGCCATTTCCCTATTGTGCAATTGCATTGAATCCTCGGTTACTCTAAACCAAGTTCTCGAAGTGTCATAGTCCCAAAATCTAAACTCATTAGGTTGCATGTAAAATTTCTTCTTAGCATTTTTACCATCCATTGCAACTAGACCTGTGTATTGATTGTAAGTAGTTAAACGTAATTCGTTTGAACCAATTTCATTCCAAGTTGTTAAAAGCCCATAAAGAAAGTTGAAGTTGTTTCTTAAATCTCCAATATCTTCATAGGCTTTTTGAATATCTTTATCTCTAATTTGTCTAGGGTCTTTACCAACATAAATAAAATCTAATACTTTACGTTCTGACTTACTGTTATTGTCAGAAGGTTTATTCAACATTCTTGAACGTAATACTGCCGAAGAACTACCTCCACCATCTAAGTTGTAAGCGAATTGAATTTCTCCATAATAACTATATAAAGTTTCGGTCACTTCATTTAAAGTCATACCCTTTTGATGTAACAAGTTTCCTGGTATACGACCATCACATGTGAATATCAAAGTATCTTTGTTAGGTAGTTGAGCAATAACTGTACGTGGGTGTGATTCTTCACTGTTCACACTGTAATCACCAGTATTATAAACTTTTTTACCTTCCATAATTATTGGTCCAAACCCACTAAAAGTATTGTTGTAACCTTTTGCTTTGATTTCTTCTGCAGTTATATTAGGTGGGAACGATGTTAAAGTGTTATCATCTGCCATTGCTAAAGTCCATCTATCTTTTAATGGTTCGTAGTCTTTAACACTATCTAATATTTGACCGTTGTAAATCTGTTGACCATGTAATTTTAATTGTGAAGCACTACCTGTACTTGCGTTTGCAACGAATGTTGCACTTGTATTCTTAGCAAAATCTCTAGGTGTAATGTGGTCGGGTTTGCTTGGGTTACTACCCGATACACCTTTTCTAATTTTAATTATATTACCATCAGAATCTCTGTAAGGAATATGAACGATTTTATAAGTTGTATCAAACTTACGTCCACTCACATAAGTTATTTCATTATAATAAGCACTTTCTTTTATCTGACCTTCATGTTTCTGTGCCATATCATCTGCTTGTTTCGCAACTTCGTCAATCTTAGCAAAGTCTTGCATCAATCTGTCTTGCGCTAGATCGTGAACTTGACCATCCATTCCCACACGAATGTCTTTAACCTCTGCGGAACTATTTTTACTAGCTCCCCAAATTTGATTGTTCACTCTACCAGTTAAAACATTAACTGTTTCACTAAGTGGTTTACCGTTATGATCTATTTGTTTTGAAGTATGCGCGTTGAGTTCTTGGTTCTTATGTTCATCAACTCTTTGTTGAGCTATTAATCTATCTTGGTTTAATGTTTTAAAATTGTTTACCAAATAACCTCGAAACTCATTGTTTAAACTATAAGGTAAATTCTCAAATAAATTTGACATTTATTACCACTCTCCTATTCTATCCACGTGTATTGTCCGTATATCCAATTTGACGAATCGGGTTTATCTTGTTCAGATGGGTGTACAAAAACCATAACTTTACCATCTGCTAAAATCTCTAATGTGTAAGGCAATCTATGCCCACTACCCGACATTTGAAACCTCACTGGTTTAGTAACAAATCCAATTGGTAATTGGAATAATTGCATCCCTGAACTGAAATTTTCCGCATTAATTCTTATCATTTTTGTTATTTGATAATTACCATTACCGAACTTCACTGGGTTAAAAGTTGTATCTCTTATAGCGCACTCAAAACCCGTCCCACTATATCTTGTATTTACTTTCACACCTGTTCCAGCATTGTAATCAAAAGGAACCCAACCGGAATCAAGTAAGTAATCACCCATAAATTGAATAGACCATGTTAAAGACTCTGTATATTCTTCCATACCATCTATACCGTCCAAATGTGCTTTAGCATATACATAATCACCGTCTTCATTTCTAAGTTGCACGATATCTACATCTTTACTCATCTAATGTCACACTCCCCACAATATCGAAATCCAAACCAATACTAGATGCGGTAGATATCATTGATTTACTAGGTTGGTTTATTTGTTTAATTTTTTTATTTATCTTTTGTTGAATGTTTATAATATCTTGTTTAGCATTACTAAATTCAACATCAACTGGTTGATTAACTAACGGATGTGGTTCGGTTATTTTGACAACTTTAAGATCAGTATTGAAACCCAATTGTGAATGGATGAACCGTACAATGTTGTTTTCACTTATTTGTTCAAAACCTAAATAGTTCGTACTAAGTTCGACAGTTGGTTCATCTTGCAATTCGGCTTTTATTTTTTCAGTTAATTCCGTTTTATCCAGTACATTATCATCGAATATCGTAGGAGCTTCGGCGTGTCCAAATACAGAATAATTAGGGCTTTTATATTCAGAATTGTAATAATATAAATCTTCACCTTTCAAGACAGCTGTAAGATTCAAAATGTTTTGTTTTTCAGTTCCAACATATCCAGTAGGAATATTCTTCTTGTAATTCATGCCTGGTATAGCACCTCTGAAAATAGCTTTGAAAGTGTGTTCACCTTTTATTAGGTTTTTTCTCAACACTATTCTCTCTGTTGTCGCAGTTCTTGCAAATGTTTCAAAGTTTCCTACCCAATCGCCATCAACGTAAACTGCCAACACACCACCGACTGGGCCCTTTTTCAAACTATAAATGAGCGTTTCATTTCCCCACTTACATTGGAAATCAACTTCAAATGAATCTCCAACGTTTTCAGTTCTCCAAGTACCTTTTTTAATAAAGTTACCGTTAAAAGTCATTTTTGGTGTTTTTATCGGATTATAGTTTTTAGTCTCTTTTGAGGTTTTCTTCTTACCATAACCACGTATATATGTTTTTAAATCTGTTGTGGTAATTGTTGCACTAACTTCATCAGTATTGTATTTGTAACGAATAACTTCATCCGACATTTTATAAAACTTGTCGGGAGAATAAATGTATATCTTTTTATTATCTGCAAAATAAATATAATCAAATAATTCTGCACCATTTGTCAGATATTCCATACCGTTCTGATTACCTAGTTCATCTATAACAACTCTATTTTTAAACTCACCGACAATCTCATAAGTGAATCCAAGTACGTTCCCATTAAAACCAAATCTTATATATTCGTCTAACGTATAAGAAGGTTTTTCTTCATCAGTTTCATCATTATTCATTTCTTCATTTTCTAAATCTTTCAATATATAATGATTTTGAAATTCCATAAAAATATGCTTAGCAGTCACTTCGACCGTAAGCATAAGATTGTCTGATTTAATTGATGTTTGTTTGATAACGTATTTTTGACCCTTCCACAAAACAATTGCTTCATTTTGTAACATGTTGAACACATCTGCGTTCATATTGGTTTTATAAGCAGTGAAAGTGATGGATCGTTCATTGTTTTTTTCGTATTCATATTTAAATGAACTTGGGTCAAAATCAGTAAGTATTTCTCCTTGTGTCTCTTGTCTATCTTGAACAATTATTTGATACAACTTTTTCACCTACCTATAAATGTAATTAAATATGAACTCAATATCTACTTGTTCAACACCGTCACCCTCAATGACAATATTGTTAATACCTGTCGCTAAAGTTAAATAACTATAATTCGTATCTATACCCACTCGCTTTTTATCAACGTAAGGATATACACCGTTCAAAATGAATTTTTGTGTTTTCTTGATTTTCTTCTTATATTCAAACACATCACCTGTAGTTTTGTTTCTGATTTTAAAACCATTAGGAGATTCAACTGACATTTGAATGATTAATTTATGTCTTTTCAAAGGATCAATTATATCTGTTGAACCATTGAATATACTAAAAGACTTTTCAGAATGTTTATATTTCAACTTATCTGCTAAATCAAGACCCTGTTCAAATTGAACATTCTCTTGTAATAACTCAATGTCGTTTGTATCTCTTAACGATTCAGAATAACCTTTGAAAACTACAAATGTAATAGCAAAGGTTGCAAAGGAATTTGTTAAACTTTCGTTACCATCTTCGGTACAATAAACAGCGTACTTTTTACCTGGTAAATCAGAGTGCCAAACATAATACGGTTCACGTCTGAATAATAATCCCCTTAACTTTTGTTTAATTAATCTTAAATCTGTTGAGTCATAACCTTTAAATGAAAAGTTTAGTATCAAATTAAAAGGACCAAACGAATTTGGTCCAATCAATAGCCCATCTGTTCCATTCATTTCAACAGTGTTGGGTTTTACTTCGACACCTTCTTCAATGAAATCGAGAAATTTCAAGTTAGGTATGTCGGTTAGTTTTATATTGATATCGTCATTAAATAACTTTACTTCCTTTTTCAAATTAGAAAGCACCTCCCATGTTGTATGCCATCATTTGCGCTCGTTTACCCTGCGCTCTACTCATTTCGTTTTCACTCACACCAGTTGGTTTTTGTTCAATACGTTGGTTACTTGCAACAAGTTGAGTGAGTAATTCCACTTGTTTTTGAGTAGCTTCAAGTTGACGAGCCATGTAATTAAGCATTTGATTGTCATTACCATTAGAAACTTTACCCATTTGACTAGGACGTTTATTTTTCTTATCCTTAACCTTACTTTGTGCATATGTGATAAGCTTCATCGCATCACTTGCACGTGCTGGATCAAGTGGAACAACTACCTCGGAATGTCCATCCTCTGCAAGATTATACATACCGTTTTCATTGATAACCCCACCTGTTTTGTAAGGTAAACCATGTCCTATTTGGTTTAACATTCCTTTAGTACCATATCTAGCTTTCGCATAACGCATACCAGCTATTAAGTTATCAAGTGGATTCCAAATGTTCCCATGACCAGGTAATTTATATTGATTGAATGTTCCTGGTTTAACTTGTACTAAACCGCTAGCTCCCGATGGGTTTTTCGCTCTAGGGTTAAACGTTGACTCTGTTCTTGCCTGACTTTGCCACGCTTTGATATATTGCGCTGTTTGTGGCAATCCAGCCATTCCCAACGCTTGTTTAATTGTGCTACCGTATTTGCCACCAGCTTTACCGCCACCGTTATTTTTCTTAAGCCAATTTGTCGGGTCAAATGGTACTCCATTTTTTCTCATTTCATAGTGTAAATGAGGTCCCGTAGAACTACCTGCTCCAACACCTTGTCTTGATGGGTCACCACCAGATTTACCAAGCACTGTACCAGGTTTAACTGATTTAGTACCAGTCCAATTCAGTTTGCTTAAATGTCCGTAAATGACTTCCATGATACCTGATTTAATAGACATCATGTTACCAAATCCACCGTTCCAACCATGTGAACCAGTAGCTTTACCTGATACAGTGGATTGAACCGTTGTACCATAAGGGTAGTTTATATCTAAGCCATGATGCGCTCTTGGGAATGGGTAACCTTGTGCTGCAGCTTCTGCTGCTGTTCGAGCAAATCCAAAGTTAATACCACGTGACAAGTCAATGTAACCTCCGTCACCGTCTCCACCTTCTAGTTCATCGAACCAACCAGTTACTAAGTCTTTAAGTCCGTTTTTTAGACCACTATAACCAAAGTCCATTACTCCGCCCATAGCACCTTTGATACTAGAGAAATCTACACCAAAGTGTTTCATTACTTTACCAACAAGTTTACCTGGGTTAGTTACATAATCCATTACATCCCCAAAGGTTTTACTAAATGAATCTTTAGCTTTCTTGGCTTTATCTTTCATCCAATCCCAAGAATCTGTAACAATATTCCCACCAGCATTACCAGAGTTTTTAGGTACATACATATCACCATGAGGTTCCTCATGTTTATGCCGTTTCTTAGCTTGTTTCAATAAGTCTGCACCAGTACCAGTTGACAATTGAGGTAGTAAAGATTTCGATTGCATGCCATTATGAACTGCGTCACCACGTCTAAGTCTTACAACTTTGTTACGCCCTTTTGGTTGAATCATCTTCCCGTTTCTACGTTGAATAATTTCCTTATGTCCACCAGGACCCTTAGCGTTTCCAATACCTTTGTCGTTTACAACTGCTTTAGTAGAATGTTTTAATCTACCTTGTGAATCAGTTTGGACACTTGGGTTTGCACCAGTACCTGTAGATAATTTAGGAATCTTTTTCTTGATAAGTTTTTTATTCATGATCTTATCAGACAATGCGTTAATACCGTCAATCATTGCATTGAGACCAGCTATAGCACCATTAGCGACACCTTTACCAAGACTTGTAGCAACTTTCTTGAATCCATCTTTAGCGCCTTTGATAAAACCTTTCAGTTTATCTAACCATTCGACACCTTTGTTGTACATTGCTTTGAATCCATTGACGACACCATCTTTAGTTTTTACTGCTAAATTAATCACAGAGTCTTTAAGACCGCGCCACTTTTTAATAACTGAATTTTTTAAATTTTGAATAATATCTGTAGCAGATTTCTTCAAAGAATTAAAATTATTTTTAACGCCCTGCCATAAGGATTTAGCAACATTGACAACCGTATCCTTTAAAATTCGCCACAATTTCACAATTCCGTTCTTGAGCGCGGCTGTTATATTTTGAAGGTTTTTTCTCATTCCCGAGAAATTACCTCGTAATAAATTCCAAATAGCCTTTGCGATATTCACAAGTACGGTTTTCATAGTCTGGAAAATTACCGATACACTTTTTCTCAATCCCGAAAAAATCGCTCGAATTACATTGGACATTGTTCGGAAAGTTTGAGGTATTATTTTTCTGATTAAAGCTGTAGGATTAGTTATCGCTAGTTTGATATTCGACCAAATTGCCTTGGTAAATTTCCAAATATTACCAAAAATATTTCGCATAAAACTAGAAATCCAACCAAATATTTTTTTGACTATGCCCCAAATGGAGCTTAGTATATTAGAAAATGTACCTCTTACTGAACCAAGTGAACCCTTAACCAAATTCTTGATTAATCCAAGACCTAACTTGAATACACCAAATATTTTACCTACAAACCAAAGTTGAACTAAATTCCAAATAAATTGGAAAGCTCCTTTAAATATTTGTTTTAATCCTTCACCCATTTTTCTAAAATCACCAGTGAATAAACCTATGAAAACTTTAGCAATCCCCATAATTACATTTAGCGCGCCATTTATTACTCCCTTGATAGCCTGCCAAGTTGATACTATTATATATTTGACGAGAGCAAAACCAACACGAAAAATTCCTTGGAAAACTGGCATGAAAAATTGTGCTGTAGCAACTATTGCACCAAAAACTGCCTTGAAAATTGAACCAATTCCCACAATTATTGGTCGGATAATTTGCCACATTACAGAGAACCCAGTTTTTATATTAGCTAGAGCCTGCATAAATTGAGGACCATTTTCAGCCCAAAATTGACCAAAAGTTTTAGCCAATTGACGACCAAATGAAGCGATAGCATTTCCAACTGGTGTTAACACAGTCATAATTCCTGACCACAACCATTTGAATGCAGCTACTACTCCTGAAACAGCACCGTTCACTATATTTCTGAACGTTTCTGATTTCTTGTAAGCTATAACAAAAGCTGCTCCAAGTGCAACAATTGCCGCTATTGTTAATCCAACTGGATTTAAAACCAAACCTAAGACTGCACCAAGTTTAGGAAATACAGAAGTAAAAGCTGTTAAAAATTTAACTCCTGATCCCATTGCAACTTTTAATTTACCCATATTGGTTAAGAAAGCACCAAATGGTCCAAATACTGCACTTAATATTCCAGTTAACTTACTAAACGCTAACAACATTGGTCCAATAGCAACTAATGTCAATGAACCCCAAAGCATCGTATTTTTAATAACACTTTGTATTGGTCCAGGTAAACCATCGTAAAACTGTTTAACTTTGACACCAGCACTTAACACCGCGTTTAAAGATGCGCCAAGCGCAACTCCCCAACGCTCTGCAGTGCCTTGCATACCATCAAACATAGTAGTAAGGTTATTCATTATCGGTTTCATCTTACTAAAGAAACCGCCACCTTTACCACCAGCGTCAAGGAAACCAGCACCTACACGACCAAGGGCTGCCCACATATTGGCAAGTGATGCGGTGAATGATTTCTCACCCATTTTCTTAGCCGCTCCGCCAATATTATTTTCAATAGCATCTTGTAACATCTTACTTGTTACTTGACCACTAGCGGCAAAGTCTGCAACTTCACTTTCTGCGATACCCGCTTCTTTTGCTAACCATTGATACACTGGTAAACCACGATCTGATAACTCTTGAAGTTCACCGTTGTATGCTTTGTTAGATGTTTGAACCTTGTTTAAGATTCTTCCCATTTCATCCATACCAACACCAGCTATTGCCGCCGCGTCACCGGTATTTGTAAGGTATTGCGTAAGCTCTTTACCAGGCTTTATACCAGCGGCAACCGCATTGGCAGCCGTTGTAGCAGCTTCGCCCATACCGAATGAAGTACCTTTAACGGCGGTGTTTGCGTTGGTCATAATTGTTTCAACTTGTTTCCCACTATTACCAAGTGCCGATAACTTTGCTTTCGCATTGTCAATCTCAACAAGTCTTGCCCAACCTTTTGCAAGTGCAATACCACCAACTGCCGCTGCTGCTATACCAGCTGGACGAGTAATGTTCTTAGTTAAAGACATTCCAACTTGACCAGTCTTTTGTGAGATTGTACCCAATTGCGTGCCAATACCTTGAATATTCTTACCCATCTTCGCCCAAGGTGTTCTGTCAACTCTTTGAGCAACTTTGAACTGTTCCATTTCAGATGTTGTTGTTTTAATTTGTCGACCAGTGTAATCAATCTGTTCTTTCAACTGTGCAACTGCTTCACTAGCTTTCAATGCTTGTGTACTATTTTGACCATGTTGCTCAACCATCTTAGCTTCTTGTCTAGTAGCTGCTTTTAATTCATTCTTATAGTTAGCTTGTGCAGTCTTTAAGTTTTTAAGTTGATACCAATACTCACTTGTAGACTTTTCCGCTCTATCGAACATTCTTGTAGCATTAGAAACCTCTGACTTCATGGTTCTAAATGCTTGCTTGATTTGACCGACTGTTCTTTCAACACCCATGTCGTGCATAGATAATTCTATTCGCATACTTCTAATATCTTCTGCCATTTCCTCACCTACCTTTCAAAATGCGATGTATTATATAGAAAAAGCATCAATCATTGATTCACATTTGTAATTAATAGGTGTATTCAAAAATGCAAGTATCATACTTTGTTCAGAATCTAATTCAAATCCCCTTTTCATCTTGTCACCCCTTTAATTATGTGAAGGCGTCCAACATGCTTTCTTTATGTTCTTTACGTTTAGCTTCGCCATTCAATTCGTCAAAGACGAAATAAAAAGGCATATTCAAAACGTTATTAATGTCTTGACCGCCTTCTTTAACCATGTCTTGTATTGTTGCTTTGAGATTGTTTTTATAATCTAACCAACTATTGACAGTGGTTTGTTTTATTTCTTTATCTGTCACTTTTTCATCGATTGCTTTACCGCTAGCAACGAATATAATCTGTTGATACAGATTGACAATCGCATTATGTAACGGTAGTCCGTCGATTAACAGTGACTTGGTAAACTGTTCATCATAAATTCTCACAACAAGATCAAGTAGCTGGTGCAATTCTTGATAATTAGGGTTACTTTTTGAAGATGAAAGAAATTCTACACATTCATATACGAGGGATAACTTTAAAGAGGGACGAGTGTTGAATGTTTCCCACTTTAAAGGTTCACCCGATGAATCAAATTGAGTAACAAATTCAATACTGTTACTTTTCATCGTCAATCACTCGCCTTATTATTTTTTAGGAAGTTCACCAGTTGAGATAAATTCAATATTTTCTCTGATAACCTTAACCGCATCTGGAGCATGCAATCCGTCCATTAATTGGTCAGGTGTGAATTGATTGTTGTAAAGGTCACAAATAACGTCCATCATTTCGTCCATTGCTTCCATTTCTGATTTATCTTCTAGTTTTTCTAATTTCTTAGTAGCTTTAATTAATTTACTAAATGGGATAAAAGTTGGTGTTTTAAATTCTTTTGTAACTAATTCTCCGTTTTCTTTAACTTTCTGGATTAATTCAATACTCATTTGTTTAGTTTTAGTTGTCATAGATATTTACCTCTTTTGATTTATTTTTGTTATGAAAAAAGATGCCTACAATGTAGACACCTAATTTATGATTATTGTTCTTCTTTGATTTCTTCGATTAATGCTTTACCACGTTTATTTTTGTTAGTTGTAAGTTCTTCAATACGTTCGTCAGTTAACTTTTTGTTAGCTGGTTTAGGGAAAACGTCCCCTTCTTCGTATGCTCGATTCTTACCTTGTAAGTCAATGAACCTGTGTAAAACTCTAAATTTTCTGTTTGCCATGTTCAAATCCTCCTATAAATTATGCGCCTAAATCTTCACCTGTTGGTTCTTCAACTTCACCGTCTGTTGTAGATCCTGGATATGCTTCGCCAAATACTTTTTGGTAAATAGCGTCACGCATTTTGTTTTCTCCTTTTTCGTCACGTCCAAGAATCATAGCTTGTTTACCTTCTACACCTTCGATATCAGTAGGCATGAACTCACCAGTGGATTGATCTTGTGAGAACTCAACTCCGTCCTCTTTCGTTTTACCTTCAACTTCTGGGAACGTGAATAAACCTTTAGGTAAACCAACATATTCAACTGCTCCTGATTCCATTGTTTTCTCGAAAATCACTGCAACATATGGAGGTGTGTTATCTCCAACGTAAACGATACCGTCATCGTCTTTAGTTAAACCAAATAGTTCAACACGATCTTCTAGTGGTAAATGGTGGAATGTTGATTCTAATTCAATTGTTCCATTAGATACTGCCATTTCTGCTACAGAGTTATCACCGTATGCTTTTTCAATAGATTGTTCTTTTGAAACTGATACTTCTTGTAAAAATTCAATACGTTCAACTTTCTTAGCCTCTCCACCTAATACTTTATAGTGGAAACCTGTTAAACCTGTGAATGAGTTATATTTTTTAGCCATTATAAATACCCCTTAGTTATATATTTTTTACCTCTGTATTGCTTAGAGGTTTGATAAAGTTTGAAGTCGGGATAATATTCAGGTTTGAATGAATTAAATTCTCCAAATCCGAATTGTTCCCACATGACTTTTGAAACACGTAAAATAAGCTCCCTACTTAATAAGGAGCTGTTAACTTGATTATTCTGTTGTTTTATAAACACATCTACTTGTAATAAATACTCATATGTTAGTGGGTTATTATCTGCAAAATCTGACATCGTAGGACTAAAGACTTCATCAATAACAATTACGTTTTGAGATATGTCGTTAGCATTTGGGTGTATAAAAAATTCAATATCACCGTTCTTAAAATGTTTAGAAATGACAGAATCATCTAACAAAGCATTGTGTATTTCGATAAACAAATCTGTCATCTCTTGTTCATCTCCCTTTTGATAATGTCGAAATATTGGTCGTTATAATAAGTCAATATTGTATTAACTACTCCAGCACCTTTTGGTTTAAAGAAACGACCATTTTTTAGATAATGTCCATGTTCATTGATATAAGCTAACGATTGGTGATTTCCTCGCCAATAAATGTTCCCTATCATTTCATTACCGACTTTATTTGGGTTTCTCAAATCAGTACCAATTGCCAATTGTCCAGTGTCTTTCACTCTGTCCAAATTTGTAGCAATTTTATTCCTAATGAAATTACCACCAGCTTGTATTGCTCTTTTTTCTGCATTGTTCATACTTGTTCGACTGTATTTTTGGTATATATCTTTTTCAATGAGTTCAAGACCTTCTATTTTTACTCCCATATTTTTGAACCAACTATCTTAATAGTATTTTCATCTTTAGGAGCAACATTTTTAATGTTAAATTCAGTGTCTTGATACATACCAGTCTGTATAACAAAGGTTTGATTAACTCTTGGAACATATTCGGGAAAGACATTGCGAATAATCAACGTCACATTGACAGTAGATGTTTCTAAACTGTTCAACTCTATATCTTTTGAAGATGGTTCATAGATTTCTCCCCACGATTCAAAGACTTCATCTTTTCCACCCATACCAGGGTAAGGGGATTTGCTACCACTAGAATAAAACATTACAAAATCCTTCATAGCGTCAACTCTCATATGGATAACCTCCCCTTAGTTTTTGTATGGCACCGAGTACACCATCGGGACATGTTTTGAAGTCAATGTCCGAATATGCGTAACGGTTTTGAAAATAATGTGATGTGAGAAGGAAAACACCACGTTCAAATATTTTATTTTCTTCAAAATAACTTTCGTTACGTGTTTCATCATCAGGATAAACAGAGTCTTTAATTTCCGACTCTGCCCAATCCTTGTACATTTCGATTAAAGAATCTTCCATCGAATGAGTTACATGTAAATGTAACTTCAATGTTTCAATGTCCATTCTTTTCACCTACTTTCTTAAGCGCCTAAACCGTCACCCGCTGGAGCTTCTGCTGGTGCGTCTGAAAAATCTGCTTTAACAAAGAATCCAGCATTTGCATCAGCTTGTTGAACGTCAAAACGGAAAGCACCCATTAAATAACGCCCGTAGATGTTGTGTTGGTTCCAAGAAAGTGATACGTCTGAACGATCTGCAAAGAATACGCCACGTTTAACATCACCAATAAATGCGTTAGCTTCCCCTTGTGCGCCTAATAAATCATCACGTACAACTGTTACGTTCATACCTAAAACTTTGTTACCAGCAGTGTTGATGATTGAATCGTTTAATAAATAACGTCCATTACCATCAACCAATGTGTCTAATTGTTGGTAGAATGATTGAGAACAAATGATTTGACGGTCATAAGCTGGGTCAAGATCAACGTTGATTAACGCTTTTAAGTCGTTAACACCTTTAACTGTTTTTGGTGCGAATGATTTTAATACAGTACCGATTTTCTCGTTTAAAGTATTGATTTTTTGTTCTTGAATGTTATTTGAAATTAATTGCAATAAATTGTCTGCACTATCCATGATTGCTTCTTCCGATACTGGAATAGCTCCACGATAAGTGTTAATACTCCAATCAACTTCTTGGAATTCTGGTGATGCTAGTTCAGGGTTTTCTATTAGTTCCTCAACAGTATTGAATTTAGCTGTTGCACGTAACACGATAGGGTGTTTACCAGATGCGTTTTTAACAGATGTTTTTTGAACTAATGCCGACAAATCTTGAACTGTTTTGATTTCATGTTCAGGAATGTAAGAGATTGCTTCGGGAATTGTTACACCAACATCGTCAGTTTTAACACCTTCACGAACTTCACCTTGCGATTTAATATAATGTGCGATATTTCTTGTATATTCTTCTTTCTTTCTAGTTTCTTCTGTTGCTGTTTTAAGTTCAGGTTTAATCGCTTTATCCATTGATCGTTGTTCTCCTTCTTTTTCAAATGGTGCATCTTCTTGACCTTCGCCTTCGTCATCACCTTTGAGTTCTTTGATTTCTTTTTCTACCTTTGCAACACGTTCGTCGATTGCTTTGATTTGCTCTAACGCACTCTTAGCCTCGTCGGGTTTTTCATCTGCAATAGCTTTGTCCGCAACTTCCACTTGTTCTGAACGTAATGAACGTAATTCTTTTACGTCACTAATCTCATTAATGTTTTGAGTCATTTATATTGCCTCCTACTTGATTTACTGCATAAAAAATAGACCTACTTTGTTTTAAGTAGATCTAATTGCAATTTAAGTAATTCATTTTGTTTTCTTTGTTCTTCTTCATGTTTACGAATTTCTTCTTTTTCTTGTTCCTTAACCGCTTCAATACTTCTTAAAGCTGTTGCAACATCCGTATCGTTGTATGCGGGATAAGTCACCACTGACACGTCGAAAAGACTACGAATTTTATTTAATGTTCGTTTGAACAATCCATCGTCACGTTTTTCGATTGTGTCGCCATCATCATCAAGGATAAAACCAAAACTACATTGATTAATATTTCCAACACGAATGTTTTCGTATAAATCACGACTATAAGATGTGTCAGGTAACTGACAACGGAAATACAATCCTTCATCATCAACTTTCAAATCCAAAGTCTTAGAAGTTGTACGCCCTAACACCTTAGAACTATCATGATCGATTAAACATCTGACATCCGATAAATCTGTATCTTTCAATGCTTGTGGGCTTATAGTCTCAACAAACCCACCTAAATCATTTGATAATGTGTTGAATCGTAACGCATAACCTTCAACAATCATTTTTTCATTATCAACTGCTTTAATTGTTTCTGTGGAACGTAATTCTAAACTGTTATTTAATTTCGTCTTATTCACTATTCTCACCACCCTTCAAAGTGGTTTCTTTTGTATCAGGGTTTGGAGATTGATTGTTCGTACTTGTTTTTCTTAACTGATAATCATCTGCAACATTTGCACTGATATGGTTAAGGTCAAAGCGTGGTACAGCACCTACACCGTTAGCATAAGGCTCTCTGCCTGTGTCAAAACGGTATTCATCGTGCGTGATAGCGCCTTTTTCAAGTTGCGTGTTAAGTGTTTCAATGTAAGCGTCCCAATCGATTTTGCGGAATGAACTACTATCGAATTTAAATTCTTTACTGTAATTATCTTTAGTCGTAATCAACTTGAAATCAAGTTCTGCTTCCCACGTTTTCATGTAACCGCCTAAACAGTTAGTAAGGTAATCATTGTTCACATCTTTCAATGAAGTGTTTGAAAGTTCTACACCAAACTTGGACAAAGGTATTTGAAAAGCCTTCGCTATAGATCGTGTCGGTGTTTGGTTCTTGTTAATAGCATCTAACAATGAAGCATCGATCTCTAATTGCTCGTAATCCAATGTTGAATCAAGTACAAGAACTTTTCCTGCATTGTCTTCACCAGCGTTAGCCTTTACAAATTCATCACGTAATTTGTTTCGTGCTTCTTGGTTTAGCTTACCGTCTTTTACTTTAAGTAACCCCGAGTTTTGACCACCATTTGCAAAGAACTTAGTAAAAAAGTTTTTTGTAAACTTCTGCGTATTCATATCATCTTCGATAGCGTCTAATACTCTCAAAGCACTAATACCATCAAGTGTGAAAGGTTTGATATCAATGATTTCATTAAACTCATATTTTTCTGAATCATTGTTACCACTTACAATGTAATAAAAATCTCCCTTACCATCTTGTTGCAATGTGACTCTACTTGTTGGAATATGTGTCAGAGCTACTACTTGACCAGCTTTACGTTCAATATGAATATAACCATGACCAGTAAGCAGTGCGTTCATCATCACAATGTATTTCAACATGTAACCGTTCATATAAGGGTTTGGTGTCTTATTCAAAAGAAACTCAAATCTGTCTTTATCCTTATAAACACCATTTTCCTTAACTCTTATGTCGAGCTTTGCAATATCTCGACTAAGTAATGTTACTGCAGTCCATAAGTCGCTATTTTTTAGCGCTCTAAACTCGTTGTAACCCACTAGCGATAGTGGTATCGATTGAGTTGGAAAAGCGCTCAACAAAGCGTCGTCAGACTGCGTGACAATCGGTTTGCTTCTTGTTTCGTAAAATATTCCCATTAGTTTTATACACCCCCTTTACAGATTTGACTTGTTATTGTTTTTTCTGTTGAGTTTCAAGTGGTTGTTGGTTTTTCTCACCAACAAGTATTAATGCAATGAGAATAAGTGTTATTCCAGTTACTATAAAACCTATAACGAGTCCCCATTGAACATATATGGCAGTGTTGACCAATATTAGACCAATTAAAAAAAGCAACGGTATCAAGTTATTGATAATCGCTGCTCCTATGAGTTTTAACGTGTTTATAGTGTTCATTTTGTCCTCCTATACATCAAATATATTTTCAATGTTTTCTACTACTACAACTTGATAAATCAAATCGTCAGATAAACCAGCTTTCAGCTTCTCCACGGTCTCTTTATCTTGTATTTTCATATTGAGAGATATAAACATAACCATGTTCTCTTTATCCAAATAAATATCCATTTGACAATCTCCTAAAATCCGAAATCATCGGAAAGTATATAATCTTGTAAATCTGATTCAAATTCATAACCCATTGCTTGACTGTAACCAGTTATCAAACTAACAAGGGCATCAATTTTGTTTCTATTTGTTTTTTTATCTAAGATCATCATGTTATTATTGTCTGTTTTAGTTATTGCATTTGCAATTGCTAGATTTAGGTTAGGATTACTATTATGTTTAATACGTTTTTCAAAAACATCTAACCTAAACTGTTTCAATACTGGACCAAGGTTTTTATAATTCTGTGCAACCTCTATCAATGGATGTCCTGTTTCTTTTTCCATCTTGGTAACAAAATAACTCGATTCCCAAGGGTCATAGCAAATAGCTTTAACGTTTAACTGGTTATCATCAATGTGATTTATCAACCAATTGACCACTTGTTCAGGATCAATGATACCCGATTCTGCTTGTGTCAATGTCGCCATGTCAGTGTTGACTAATTTTTCATAATCAATCTTATCTCGTTTAGATTTTTCTTGAATTGAATTTTTAAAACCAACAAAAACGTGTGAATCAACAAAATACTTCTTATCTTCCAACGGATATATAAAGCTTAACGCTGTTAAGTCCTCACTACGTGATAAATCGACACCAATGTAAACATCCCGTCCTTTGATATCTAATTCGGCACTTGTATATCCCGCTTGCCAATCATGTGATTGTATATAAGTTTCTTTACTAGCTTGTCGCCACAAATTGAATGATTTAACTAACAAAGAGTTTATTTCACCTTTGGATATTTCCTCGGCTACTTCTCTTTGTAAGTTTCCAACAATCGTTTCTGCAATTTCATCATCTTCAAGTAGAGGATTGGATTTAATCCATGTTTCAGAATTATGAATTTCATCCTCTGAATCTTGTTCAGCACAGTAAATGAAGTAGTTTTCATTCTGTTCTTCTCCGTTCAATACTTTAGTTATATATTGATATTCTTCAAAGAATGGAACTGTTAAATCTTCACCCGCCGTACTTATATAGTACAAACTAGGGTTTTTCAATAACGTTTGTCCACGTCTTATACCGTTATAAACTTTAGAGTCAGTTAATAGATGGGCTTCGTCAATAATACCTGTTGAAATTTGCTCACCTTCAAGGTTATTTGCTTCACGACTAAACGCTTTTATAATACTTCTATCACTGATGTTTCTTAACTCATTGATACTTGGTGTAATCTTTGTTATTTGCTTAGTTTTAGCAGATACTTTTCGCATAGCTTCCAATTGTGTTCGAGCATCACCCCAAGCAAGTGTTGCTTGTTTCTGTGTATTAGATACAACACCAATAGTTCTTTCAAACTTAGGTTCTTTACCTAACAACAGATCGTGCATTGCAATACCAGCTAGTAAAAGTGTTTTACCATTCTTACGTGCCATGCTAATATATGCTTTTGTGAAACGTCTATTACCGAAATCATCAACCCAACCAAATAATGAACCTATAATGAAACATTGAAACTCTTTTAATTCCATTTGTTTCATCGTTTTCGGTACTGGTAGCAATTCAATGAACTTGATAACTCTGTTTGCCTTTTCAACATCGAAATGATATTTGAAAACTTTCAAATTCATATCTTTCAAATGGCGTTCTGCGGATGCAACATTCTTTTTACTCGCTAAAATCTCTCCACGTACAACTTTACGAGCGTATTCTGTTGTTCTATCCTGTACCATCTAAAAAATCTCCCATTGGGTCATCAGGTTTCTTTTCATTTGCTTTAGGCGTGAAGATTTTCATACGTGAATCAATGGTCATTCCAAGTTTAGGAGCAATGGAGTTCATAATGTTGAATGAATCCACTTTAACCCTATGCCAAGGATTGACTTTAGAACCTCTTTCAGTGAAAGTGACTGTTTCACCACTTGTTAATTCAACTGTTGCACGTTGATAGTCCGAATATGCTTGACAATAGGAAGAAACCAACGCTAAGTCTAAACTTGCTATTGGCAATTCTTGTAACAGTGGTATAATTCTCTTATACTCGTTTTTAGCAGTAGCATCTAACCAATCAGGAGGTTTTTTCTCTATCTTTTGTAGGTCTTTCATCGCCTTTTCGGTTATTTTCTTAGCTTCTTGCTGCTCTACAGTTAGATTTCCTTTGCTTTCTTCTAACGATTTCGTATTTCTACCCACGTTTTTACCTCCTTTATAGTTAATTTGCATATAATGTATGGTTATTTCCGAATATTGTCCGCGTTTTTATAATTTATAAATAGAAATTTTCACGAAGAATGGTATCGGGTCGGTATTTGTCCCACTAGACACCTCGCCGTCAAAACTCTGTACCCCTTGGGGCAGTAGGGTTTCAAGCGTTTTACTTTTAGACTGAACAGCTCGGAGCGTCGCTCTTACTCTCCCAAGGGATTCAAGCATCGGGTAATTTTCGATTGCCGACCGTCTTAATTTTAATAATTATATATTATTTCTTCTTTCTTTCTCTCGAATAGTCTTAACATTATGGCAAGCATGACAAAGTGGTTCGAGATTACTCTGATCTAATCGCTTATCCCAATCGTCCTTAACCTCAACAATGTGGTCAACTACATCAGCTTTGGTGTACAACCCTTTGCGTAAGCACTCTTGGCATAACCAGTCATGACCTAACATGCTAGAACGTCTTGCATCCTTCCATTCCTTACTATTGTAGAATGTTATATACATTGAATCTCTTTCATATCTAAATGAATCATAATTCTTTTTGTATTCATTCTTTAATTCTTTATGTTCATCACAATAACTTTCATTGAACTTTATTAATTGATTACAATTAATCTTATTACATTTCTTTAATGGAATTGTTCTCACATCTTTCACAAACATAATCATTTGATTAAACAAATGAATTGAATAATCTTTCATTACATTTATTCATGTTTAGTTTATTTACTCTTATTACTTTGTTATCAAAGATAGAATAAAGGATTGTATTAATAGTGAATAACACTCACAATGTTCTATCAATGATTAGCAAAGACTTATTAAGTTGTTACCTTACCTCTAGCATCATAGCTGTATGAGTGTTATCTTGCGTATGCTTGACCGGTTGTGCTATCAACTGTGTAAGGCATTGGGTTATAGGCTAAGCGATAAAGCCTAGACCTATAACATGGCACCTATTCACCGACCATCAATAACCTGGTATATACAATGTGTCCTATTCAAAGGCACCTAATGAGTGTGTGGTTATATTATGGCGTATGAACACGTGTATATAAAAAGACACACCATATGAATGATGTGCCTTGATGTGCCCACTATTGGATTTGCACCAATAACTACTGTCGTTTTGCCAGTGCTCTACTTGTTGAGCTAAGTGGGTTAGATACTGTACTGGAAGGATGTCACCAGTCGAGACCAACTATTACTCACGGTATCTCTCGTGTTCATTAAAGGTACAATTAGCGTTTTTAAACCTATTCGATACCCAGGACAATATGTCCGTACTAACAATGTAGTATTAATTTTAACCTCTGCGCCACAACGCCGAGCATAATATAGTAATGGTGTTCGTCATTGGGGGTTGACGAATGTTCCTTCATTTATAGTAATTCCATAATATAATAATAACACGTACATTGATGGACTAAAATAGAGATAAAGTCCGTATTAAATAATATACTCCATTTTATCAGCTAACTTAATTAACCACGCATCTCGCTTACGTAATGCAGTTGTCTTGCTCATATAACAATCTTCCGCTACATATTCCCAAGGATAGTTTTTTTGATCTGTATTCCAGTATTTTAATTTCATCAATTCTAGCGACTCATCGTCGACGTTACTAATTAACCATTCAACACTAGATACAATGTTATCCAAGTTGTTGTACTTCTTATCATTAAATCGTTTCAACACTTCACGTTCAATTGGATTCCCTGGCATGTTTGATTTACCAGCGCCAATGTTTTCGGGATCATGGTTTTCAAGTATCTCATATCCTCTGAATTTCAAATCCTTACGGTACTGTTTAATGTTCTTGATATAACCTTCTAGTTTTTTAATATCGTGACGTTCTAATGTTTGCATCTATCGTTTACCTCCATACCCTTTGTATTCAAGTATTACCAATATCACAAATGCTATTACAACAAGTAAGATGTATAAAATTGTCGGTGCTACAACTAACCACCATGATATGTTTATAAGCCCAGTTAATTGTAATACGAGTAAGACCATGCTTAATAAGTTTAGGTATCGCATTATTCGTCCTCACTTCCTGAAATAGAACCAAATTCTAATATCATTAACACTGCTTGTTTTTCAGATAACCCATATCTCTGTGCTGCTTCAATCATTTGTTTACTTTCGTGGTTACTCATCAACATATTTCTACCAAATGTATAAGCCATATCGTTAGCGATTGTGTTTTCTAATTCGTTGTTTAAATTGTTATTCATATTAAAATCCTCCCATATTATAAGCATTAAGTTTTGCACGTTTACTTTGTGATTCTGTAATTGATTTAGTCACTTCATAATCTGTCGGTGCTTTGTCCACCATATCATTTGCCTGTCTGCGACAAATGATTTCATATGTGATTTCTTTAGATAGTTCATATAGTGCAATGATTAGTAGTGTTTTTAGTATTTTCATTAGTTTTCCTCCTTGAATTCCCATGTACTTATAACTTCTCCACATGTTTTACATTTATATTTAGCTGATTTAGGGTATTCAATACAATCTTCAATAAACACTACTGGTCTTGTACGGTCATACTTATAATCAGTTTTTATATCTAAATCCTCCCCATGACATTGCGCACATCTTCCATGTTTACTTTCATACAGACGTTTCCAATCATTGTATTGCTTCCAGTGGTTTTGTTTACGTTCTTTTTTGTATTTATCAATAAGTGGTTGAGCGTCTTTTAAAGTTTCTTCTAATGTAGTAATACGATTATCAGTTTTATATGAAGTGTGTTCACTTAGTGGTCTGCCTGATATGAAACTTGTGTTTTCTTTATTTCGACTTACACGCCATATGGAAAATGTATTAATTATTATTGCTAATGCTAGTAAACCTATTGCTATTGTCGTTGCCATATTCACTCACTCCTTATTAAGTAACTCTTTAACTTTAGTTAGGATATCCTTCTTCTTACAAATCTGATTCTTTGATGAATGTTCCATTAATTGTCTTTCCTTTTCTTCCTTTGATTTCGTCATACGCGTACTGTAAACACTCCTCTAAGGTCATTCCATGTTGTTGTGCTAATATAATTAAAGTAACAACTGTATCGCCTATACCGTCTTTTAAGTCGTCTAGTTTATTGCGAGATAATGCCGCTCCAATTTCGCCAGCTTCTTCATAGAATTTCAATGCCTGTCTATCTGGATTACCATTGTCTAACTCTTTATCCTTTGACCACTGTTCTACTTGTTTGATTAACTCATTCATTTTATTTTTTCCTCCAGTTTTGTTATTTTGATTTCTCATTTACTATTTGTTAAAGTATTCTCATTGATTTTTTATAGGTAAGAGGTGATTCATCATGAATAAAGAACCTAGTAATTTTCTTATAGCAATTCTCGTAATTTTAATGTTCCTAATGTATTTAGGCCCATTCTTGTCAATGGCGTTTGACAAATTGAACTCACTGTAGCCTAGTTCCATCATCTAATCACGCTCCAATCTATCAATGTAGTTAACCAAGTCTAAATTCGTATTTCTGTAATCATTTGTTCTATACCATTCATAGCCTTTGTGATATTTCGCTCTTCCTTTAAGGACACCTATAATATTTGGAGAAGTGAAACCGTTTCGATCAGCTTCCCTGATTGATGAAAATTCTATAGTTTCACCTGTAATCACATTAACCCCAGTAATTGGTATACTTAACTTTTCTGTTACTCTAGCTATCCGAGTCCCATGGTTCATGTTCTCTTTTTGAGTAACCCACTCTAAATTAGATAAATCGTTGTTAGTTTTTACTTCATCTATATGGTTAACTTGTTCTTTATTATTAGGATTAGGTATGAATGCTGTAGCTACTAATCTGTGAATACTCATAGTTTTATTTGAAATTGAGTTACTCAACTCCACATTCAAATAACCGTCTTTGTTTATAAAAGGTTTTAAAATTCTTGGTTTGCTTCGTTTAAAACTTTTCACTCTTGCTAAATTGCTAATTTGATATAACCCTTCATATCCTTTTACATCTTTCCAAACTTCTTCCATCTACTCACCTTTTTCTAATCGCGTTATATAATTATTCAACTCGATATATCTATCAACGCTTGGATTAGCTTCTGCTTTCATACGTATGTGGTTGGTTAGGTTAATATAATTCGAACGGTATTTAGTTAGTTCTAAACCAGTGGCTATTACTTTATTATTTTTCTTTATAAGTCTTCCATTCCCCCGTTCCAACCTACTAATATTAGCTTTCAACACTGCTATATCATCGATTAGTGTGTCGCGTTCTGCTTTGTATTGGTCACGTTGTTGCTTATATAATTTACTTGATGTTCTAAAATGTTTAATTGCACTGTCTTTATCTGTTATTGAATCTACGCTGTCAGGACCATGTTTTTTCATAAATTCTAATAAATCGTCTTTAGTCGGTTCACTCACTCGCCATCACTCCTCTAGTAAATGTGGGTGTTCAAATTTGTTTCCAATGATTTCGACAATATATGAAAAATCTAAAAATTTTGCTTCTTCCATTGAATATTCAAAAGGGTTTTTAGCAATTATTAAAGTTTCTCTCGTTTCTCCTAATAAGTCTCCATATTCCACTTTCAATATATCACCCTCAAAGATATCCTTTCCGTTCTTGTCTTTAAGTCCTGTGGATTGCATGAGTTCAATATTATCTATATATTCCGTTTCGGCATAAGGGGCTTTATCTATATAGATGTAAAATTCTATTGTTTTAAATCTAAAATCAATCTCTTGAACATCGACCATTCCGTGCTTATTTGTAAATGCTCTAAACTTAGGTATCATCTACTCCACCAGCTTTCCGTCACGCCAGATACATTTGAACTCTCCATCAATATATGCGTGGAATTCTCTACTATCTTCATCCTTCCATTCATTGATAGATGAATATGTTAATTTATGAAATCCGTTAGTTACATTTTTTTCAATTAGACATTTAAATTCTGTATCTTTCGTAATTTCTTCCTCGACTTCGACTGTGAAAGTGTCGCCTTTATGCATATCTCCATACATTGATACAATTACTCCTACTTCAAATCTAATTTTCTTAGCTTCAAATCTATCATCTGAAAAAATAGAACCTGTTACATCGTTTTCAAACCCCCACTCAATCAACTGTGGTAAGTTCATCTTTTTCTTAGTTTTGATTTTCATTGATAATCCATCTCCTTAATACCGTATTCATCTTTCATAACTGCTATATTATTTTTAACTTCTTCTAAAACTTTCATTTCTTGTTTCAAATCTTTATCGCTAACATTGGGACGTTGTACATACATTTCTAATGCGTGTTTAATAATGTGTTGGCGTTTATAGTCTTTCATTGATAATCTCCTCCATTACTTTCCTGTTATGTGCTTTATCCTCTGGTAACACTGCTACGATAAAGCTATGTTTATTTATTTCTCCCACTTCTTAATAGCTCTGTCCAAATACCAAACAGCCTTTTTCAAATCCTCGACCCCGTTCTTGAAAGGCGCTCGACTTATGTACTTCAAAGCGTTACCAATGCTGAATGCAATTTTGACAGGATATGTTGCAGTGACTTGCTCAACATAATCGATAGTTTCAATAGATCCGTACGTGTAGTGTGATGGTTTGTTCACGATGTCGTTTTGTTTTTCGGTTCCACTTACCAACTTACGCATATCGTTAGGTGTTATTTCATCAAGTTTTACACCGTGTAACCTATCCATTCTGCTTAAATTGCCTTTCAAATGTTCAAAACGTTTCTTTTGTTGTACGTCGTTTGATTTACTTTGTTTCTTATTGGAAACTTTATCTTCAAAAAAATAATCCTCAACCTTACCACCAACAAACACCCAGCTATCATTATCAGTTAGTACACCTTGCTTACCGTCCCAAGTTTTAACATAAGCTACATCACGGTAGTGTGTCATGTCTGTAACAATTCTTTCTATAGTTGCGATAATAGGTTCCTCTTGGGACCAACGACTTGCAAAACGTACGTGATCGCCTTTTGATAATTCTTTGATTTTAGTTTTAGTCATTTCATATTCTCCTTTATATGTGAATTCGTTCACTAACTCTATTTAACATCACTACAAGAAAACGTATAACTACTTGCCAAATACTCTGCATAGCTTCCCCACTTATGAACCTGGGGCGTACCATCATATAAATGTGGTTTCTGTTCTCTATGCTTAGCGTCTTTATATTCTTGTATCTTTTGTTCTCTACGACTTTCATTTAATTGAACCTCAACACTTGAGTCATGATCATAATCTTCTTCAAACACTCTAGTATCTTCAAGAAGTAATTCACTAATATCATCAACCGTTAACACGTTACGTTCTATACTCACCAACGATACACCATTGTTTCTCAATTCTTCCACATCATCAATTGGAATGTAATAGAAACAACCGTTGCCCTCAATCTCATAACAAATGTGACCAAACTTGGCAGCGTATTTTATACCGAACTTCAATGCTTCTTCCATACTTAAACCAAGATTTAACCTAGCTTGTATTTCGCTTGTAGGTAGTTTAGTATCGCTCTTACGCTTTCTTTCAACTTCTGACATTCTGTAAGGTTGACCTTTAATGTAATAAGTGGGGCTAACCTTTGTAGGTAAATGATTCTTACTTACCAATTCATCATCTCGTGAACCTTTCATATATCGTTTATACAATTTTTCAACGCGTATATCATATTGTACAGACAACTCGCCAAAGGTTGTTTTACCATTTTTAAAATCAATAACCATTTCTGTACGATCAGTGTACTTACGTGGTTGTTCAATGAGTTCATCATTTCTTAATCCGTGGGAATACCTTTTTCGCAGTGTACTTTGTGATACACCATATTCTTTAGATAAACTTTTGAATGAACGTTTATCTCCTTTAAAGTTTATCTTTTTCATAACCACCATAATGTTTCCTCCATATTCAATTTACTTGTATTCAATCTATTTCTTCAACGTTATCTATATCTTTAATCTCTCCGTCAATAGCTGAACCATTGTCGTAAAACAATTCATCAGCAATCCGTTCGATCATATCTTCTCTAGTTTCGCAAGACTGTTGTACGCATGGTACAGTCTTTTCAAATTTAACAGTGTATCTGATTTTTACGTTTTCATAATTTGCGTTATATTTCTCACTCATATCAAATCACTATCCAATATCAAATCTTGTTTAGTTAATCCATAATGACTTCCAAGTTCAATAATTGCTTTTACTTGACTTCTAATACTTGAACCCTCTTTTGTAATCTCTGTCTGATTATCTCGCAACCTTACTTGTTTATTACGTGAAGTAGATTTCAATACTTCTATCTCTAATTCAGATGCTTTTATCAATAATTCTTTACGTTGTTTGACCAGGGGTTTAATTTCCTTTTTCAACCTTCTTAAAATAATTTGCTTAATATCTTCTTTCAAAGGTTTAACATCCCTGTCATTGTGGTATGATATAGTAATAACAGTTTTACCACTCATAACAATGAGGAATTTTTGATATCGATAAGTAGTAGTACCATCTTTGTTCTCACTAACAACATGCCCGTTGTTAAGTGCTTTTGTAACCCATTTTAAAGCGTTTGTGTTCGACTTGGATGTATTACTATTCCCATTAGCTACACGCTCTCTATAACGCTCCTTAGCGTGCATAGTGAGTATGTAGCTTTTCTTTGTGTGTGATTGATCCATATAGTACCTCCTTAATACTTTACTCTTACAATACGTTTCTTATAATATATCTATTATACCATTTTAGGTTTCGCATTGGAAACTTTAACTGCAAAATTAATCAAAGTTTATTTCAGTATAGGGCGCCCATTCATCAGGGACTACACGAGCTGATTCCATGACTGCGTTAGTGTATTGTTCCGTGTCTGCAAAGTCTGTGACATCTAGTGATTCATCGTATTCAATAGTGAAGTTACGTGATAGTTCAAATTCATCTTCTAATTGTTGAATAGTGTATTTCATATTATTCATCCTCCAATATTCTTTTTTTCATTTCAAAGTAATTGTCTATTAATTTTTCAAGGTTAACCGCATCTGTCTCACTGATTACATATTGTTTATAATATTCATTATTCTGATCAGTAATAAAATTAACGGATATCTTATTGATATCATCAGTTGAAAGTGTATTGTCGTTTTTTAAATCTCTATGAAGAATATCTGACACATCAACGTTAAAAACGATTGATATCCATTCTAACTTATCGTATTTAGGTTTCATTCTCCCTTTAACATAATCATTAATGGTGGATACACTTGAACCTGTTCTAATAGCTAAGTCTCTTTGTTTCATTTTATATTCCTGCATTAAATATATTAAATTATCTTGAAAATAATCGCTCATATTGTTTCCTCCTTATTTATTTCTCTACTAACAAAGACAAGTATAAACGAACAGTTTCCTATTTGCAACACAAAACACAAAATAGTTGCAAATAATCCTCTTAGGTAACAAATAGAGAAAAACTGTTACTTTTTTGTTACCTCCTCCTTCCTTACTCCCCCAACGGTTACAAGAGATAAAAACACAAAGGTAGCAGTAACAAAATGATTTTAAAACTTTTCTACAAATTAGTATTTAGAATTAGGATTCATAGGAATTCAAATTCTAATTCTTATATATATACTTTTATTGAAAAAAAACTGTTACCTTGTTACCTTTAGGTCTTGAACCCTTGTGGTTGTGGGATTTTAGGGGTAACAAAACTGCAAATATTTTTGTTACTTTTTGTTACCACCCCTCTTTTTTGTTACCTTTCCTTTGTATTATGTGTTGATCTTGGGAAAAGAAAAAGACTCAAACCTTTGTGGTTGAGCCTTTTTGCGTGGTATGTGAATGTTTTGGGAAGCGAATTTTCAAATTTGTTCTACATTATCTAAGCTGTTTTGATATCTTCTACACGAACAAACCTCCTTTGGTTTACTCCGTTAACCTTTTTTTGTTGGACTTCTACCCCCAGGATTTGTTTTAACGTGTCTTTGAATCTCTTACGTGTCATTGGTTTTTCATCTTCTTCATCACACCATACCTCGTACTTCTCGTATGCTTCTTTTTGGGACAAGCCTAAGAAATCCATATCTTTCATATCTTCAACGTATAATAACACGTTGTTGTTCTCTCTGTGATACTGTTGGTTGTACTGCTTAATCATTTGTGGTTCAGTGAATTTTCCATTCTCGTACAATCTCATGTAACCCTCGACCATTAGTTTAACCCAATATTCTAGTGACTCCTCACTTGTAATCTTGCTAATGAAATGACTATCCTTTGTCTTGGGTTTGCTAAACATTGGCAGCCACATGATACGACGTTGGAATGATTCACCCTTTTCAAACGATTTTAAGATACTGTTTGATGTGAATATCAATGTTGTTTTGATCTGAACGTCCTCTGCTTCTGCGTATAGCTTACGCATAGATACTGTATCAGCCGTTGAAATGTTCTTTAATACCTTCATACGTTCGTTGTTGATAGGTTCGTCTTCTATGTCGTCCCCTAGGTTGGCAAGTTTCCCTTTGAGCGATGGGAAATACTTGTCATTCGCTAGGTTCTTGATGGACAAGGAACTGATATTCTTTGCTCCAAGTATTGAACGAATGATTTCAAGCAATGTTCCTTTACCGTTCCCGCCATCGCCAATGAATATAAAGAACTTGGCAAGTAACTTAATCTGTTCTGCAGAGGTTACTAAAGTATATCCAAGTATTTCCTCAACAAGTTGTCTATACTCTGGGTCATCGTCTGTCAAATGGTTTAAATAATCGTCCACAATTGGTACTGGTGTCGCATCTTCGTTGTAGGATGTATCTATCACGAATGGTGTAAACTCTTTGTATTCAACGTCTGTGAAGTCCCCATCTTGTAATACACCGTTGTTAAACTTAACTGGGAACTCTGCATCGTCTGTAATGTCCTCTGTCATGAGTTCAATAGTTTTGAATACGTTGTCGATAAATCTTGGGTCTTTGTTTGCAGATATTTTGAATATTGTCTTTTTATATTCTTTGTCGTTGTAAATGTAGTTGTTATTATCATCACGGTAGTATATACCACCAGCAAACTCTACTGGTTTAGTTACATGAGCGACTTGCAAAGCCACATCGTGTGGCGTTAGCTTGTCGTCTGTCGTAATACTTTGCTCTCTTGATACAGTGTCAAACTCTGACTGATCCATCGGTTCTGCAAATACATAATCGTTGATAAAGTTTAATATTTTACTTGTGTCAGGGTGGTTATTCATCTTCATTTTGTGTTTAAATAGTTTATCATTGCGTCCATCACCTTCATCAAGCCCTGTCATGTCCTCTAGTTTGCGTCGGTCATTGGATAAGATGAATGGTAGTTCCTCACGAACACCCTCGTTCTCTATTGTACGCAAAACACCTCTACGTTTAATAGTAATGTCTTTCTTATTCTTAATGTGTTTCCACTCAACAGGGAACCCAATTGGTGCAACACCTTGCGCTCCTCTGAAACCTACTGGTTTTTTAAAGTATAAATGCGCTCCTCTATCTGTCCAAACTGTTTGAGTATTAATATTAAATCTTTCAATCATCGCTGTAATTGCTTTCTTTGGCATGTTGTCTATGTCAACAATTAAATCATTGTCTGTTAATATATACCCAGCGTTACGGAATCCGTCTACGAATTCCGATACGTCTGCATTTTTTACTGCAAATTTTGATTCATCATCTTTATAATTTACGTACATTAGTCGCACCATCTTTCAAGTTTCTTATTAATAATTTGGTAGTAATGGTTAATATCAACATTCTTTGCGAAGTCTGCCACATTACTTGTTCCATCTTCTTTATACACTTCATCGTTCCACACCAACATATTCTCGGGTGCATCGGGGAATCTTGCCCATGATTCTGTGACTTCTTGTGTCGTTTCACCTGTTTCATCGTTGGTTACTTCATCCACGTTTTCTTTTACTTTATATAACACGTATGGTTCGGGTGTCTTTTGTTTCATTGCAAAGACCCTGTTAACCTTTTGTAACTTACTTCCCAAGCTATCAAACGTACCTTTGTACGTGCGTCCAGCTTGGAGAATGTATTGATAAAGGTGTGGGCGGTCTGTGTTCTTTTTCAATGTTTCAAGCACTGGCGTACCATATACAAGATAATCTACAATCGCTATGTCTATGATACGTGCATTGTTATTCTTAAACTTAGCATCACCATGATAACGTGATACGTCTCCACCTTTAACCTTGATTGATCCGTCCGCTTCAATAGCAATATAGTTGTTTACATCTTTTTGAATAAGTCTATCGAATTTATCTTCTTCTAGTGCTAGGTTGAACTCTTGTTCCCAATCTGCCCAAACTCTCATGTACTCGTCAGAATCTGTAACCAGTGCTACACCATCTGTATTCATTTGAATGATTGTACAAGTTTCTGACAATCTCTTTGCCAATGTGTATAAAGCTACTTGACCATACACACAAACACCGACTGCTGCTTGTTCATTAAGTAGCGGGCTATATTTGTTTTTTAAATTACCATATACGCTATTAAGTACAAGTTTCAATGCGTCTGATTTCTTCTTATCTTTATGTTTAATTTGAATACGTTCATTCAAAATGTTTTCATATTTCTGTAACGCTTCTTGTGGTAGTGCTTTAATGTTTAATATAATATGTGGATACATACTGGCAACGTCTAATAACTTAACGTCTTTAACATCTTTAATGTTCTTATGAACACTATGTATGCCACCAAATCCAAATTCAATTTCATTGTCAAAATCTTCCATTGTATAACTCTTTTTCTTAGGTTTAAATGCAGACCACATTTCAACAATTTGTGGGTCAATCCCTTTCAAATATCCATCAGGTAACCTTGTTAAGAATGTAGACCACATGGAAGTTTGTTTCTTTTGTAATAATATGTTTGTTGCAATCGTTGTTGTATTCCAATTTAATGCTCGTTTATTTCCTAGTAATTCGATTAATTGTTCTTTGATTTCAAAGTAGTTTGCTTCACGTTCTTTGTATACATCTACTGTCATTGATACATCATACGAACAGTAATCGATTTCAGTTTGTAATTCTTCATCGGTAAGTTCTCTATCTATATCAAAACCTATATCAGTTTCTAAAATCATCTTGCCAATGTTCCCCTCAATCTTTTTCAGACTGGGGAAACCTATATCAATTTGTTGGAAGCAATCATATGACTTATTCGGTACTGTTCTTTCGTTTTTACCTTCTCCAGCTATGATACGATCGTTCAATTGTTTAATATGGTATTGCTTAACATCGTTCATATCTTCGGGATAAGGTTGTGCCATTTTATATAATACTTTGTTATCGTAATGATTGTTGTTATATCCGACCAACGTCTTACCTTGTATGAACTCTTGTAGTCCTTGGAATCCATCTTTGTTTGAAAAGAAACCAATTGTATTTTTATCTATGTTCTTGAATACGACAAAACTGTTATATTTGTAGACCTCTATATCATAAAAAAGCAAATCATCTGTGTGTGTCATCCGTATATCCTCCTAGTTCAAACCTTTTACTATTTCATCCACTACATTTACCGTTACACTGTTTCCAGCTTGTTTATATAATTGTGAATTACTTACACCACTGTCTTTAGCTTTATAAAACTGTTCATCCGTAAAACCTTGTAATCTCCAACATTCTAATGGTGTTAGTTTTCTGATTCTAATATCATTCATAACCACACCTTGATTAACTTCACCAGCTTGCAATGTCTGTGCTACTTGCTTACCAACTCTGCCACGTCTTGTTTTAGATGTTGGATAAGACACATTCACGCTATCGCCTTGTTCTGCAACGGCGTAGCCTTGTTTAGTCGCTTCTCGTATTGCAATGCCATGTTTGTCTTGTGATGTTAAGGTAAACATCGGTTCTCCATTTTCTTTGAATCTACGCCCATTTTGTCGTTTGTTAACTCTATCTGGTGTTAATACTGGTATAGCAATCTGCTTAGGACCCATGTAATCTCTAGCGGCTACAGTTGTTGATAATCCGTTAGAATCGTATATGTTAGCTGCGTAATAATTCGTTCTAGAAGTGTTCTCTACAATAGATATTCTAGGTTCTTCATCGAAAGTTAAATTAAAATCAAGTGTTAACTTCTTAGTCTTTTCTTCTGACAAGTAATACTTTTCATCAACTTCATCTTCTAACACGTCAATTAAACGTGTAGTAACCTCTGTTTGTAATTGTGGGTGGATTTGTCTCAAGTTGATTTCTTCCTTAGCCCACGCCTTTAACAAATCCATTTTCTTCTTACCAACTGCTACTGGTTTAAATGGTTTATCTGATAAATCTTTTCTAATTCCTACTATATAAATACGCTCTCTATTTTGTGGTACACCGTAATATTTAGAGTTGAACACTTCAAAGTCCAAATCATACCCGACTTCATCAAATGCTTTTAAAATAACCTTAATCGTGTTGCCTTTGTCATGACTCATTAGCCCTTTAACGTTTTCAAATAAGAAGTATTTAGGTTGTACTTGTTTAATAGCATTTACATAACTAAAGAAAACAGTACCCCTAGTATCTTCAAAACCCAATCGTTTACCAGCTATCGAGAACGATTGACAAGGTGTTCCTCCTACAATCATGTCGCAGTTTCCTTTGAACTGTTCCCACTCACTATCATGCATTGTTGTAATATCCCCGAGTTCAACCTCATTCTCGGTGTCATATATTGCTTTATAACTTTGTATTGCGTACTTGTCTATCTCTGCAAATGCTATACAATTGTGTCCATTTCTTTCAAGCCCTGTTCTAAAACCGCCAATACCGCTACAAATATCTATAAAATTCATGTGTGATCCTCCGTATATTCTTATTTGTGTAATATATGAAACTTTTTCTTCATTAAAATAGCGGGACTTGCACCCGCTTTGTTTTGTTGTTATTTAAAATTACTTAATGATTATTTACGTTTAGGGATGTTTTTAATTTCCGCATATGCGAACTTGCTAAATGCTACTTTCACTTCAACTGTAATTGCTTGTCCGATAAGTTCATCTTTGTTTTCAATAGGTACATTGAATTTCTTCTCGAACTGTTCATATTTCTTAGCTTTTTTAATTGGATCTACTAAGAACATTTTTTTGCTTTCTAAGTAATCTGCGTATGTCATCTTGCTTTCGTACGTTGTCCCTTCATATTCAAAGTTGATATGAATACCAACGTTATCCTCATAAATCTTAGTAATCTCTGTTTGGAAGATTAATCCTTCATCGTCAGTAGAGAATTTCTCTGTCATTTTCACTTCATTTAAACTATTGAATTTCTCATAAGCATAAACATCATGATGTTGACCAATAGCTTTTTCTAATTCATCAAATGATACTCCGAAGTAATCTAACGCTTTTTTCTCGGCTGCTTCTGCTTTCTCTGTATCTTCAACCCATTTCGTTTTTTCTGCATCAAATTTCTTTTTATTGATATTGATTTTTCTAATTTCTCCAGCGTTTTCATCTAAGAAAGTTAATTCAGCTTTTCCATCTTCTACAATTGCATCTACTAATTCTAAGTTTTCTAATTTTTTCATCATTTAAAGTCCGCCTTTTTTTTAATTTTCGTTTTATTTTGTTTCTAATATTACTTAATTTTCTTGCTTTCAAAATCTATTTCGTTTCTTTTGAGAAACTCTTTGATTAAAAAAATATCCTTTTCACTAACTGTTATACAATACTGACCATCTTGCTGTTTTTCTTCCTCTTGCTTACGAGTATCTCTCTTAGCTTGTAATTCTCTTTGTCTAGCTTGTTCAGCCACTTGACGTTTCTGTTCTTGTCTACGTTCAAAGTTATCAAATGTTTGTGAAATGTTCTGTGTGTTCTGATACTCTACAATTAACTCGTCCCTATCTTCGGGATGTTTTCCAGTATGCTTGTCAATCATTGCCAAATCCTGCCTAACTCTTTCAAGCCATTGTACAAGATCTTGTTCAACCTTTGCCATACTGTAGGATTTATTCATATGTCTATTTTCAATGAAGTCTGCAAATCCCATAACACTTTCAAAATCGTAATGTTGTATTCTCATATCAAATAGATTTGCTATTTCTTGGCGTTTCTCGTCACGTTCTTTTTCAGTGAGTTCCCTCTCTTGTACTCGAACATGATTTACTGCGTCGTTGATAACACCTTCAATAGTTTTAACTTGTGTTTCAAACTCATTATATGGTTGTAACATCGTTTTCTTAACTTCTTTACGTGTTTCGTTTATGTCTTTAATTCGGTTGTTCATAGCTGCCACAAGTCGTTTAGACTCTTTAATATTTTCTTCATCAACATTCAACTGTTTTACGTGGTTTGCTAGGTTCTGTGCTTCATCAAGAATACTGTCGTAGTCTTGGAAAGTTACTTGACCTTGTGTTGTTGATACTTTGTATTCATGTTTTTTTATTAAATCTGTAGTTTCCATGTTTATCCTCCGTCATGACGGGTATTATAAGGTGTATTCATTAATAAAACCTTGAACTCATATGCAATTCAATCAATGGTGAATCTTTATCTCTACGGTTCATATAATAGAAAGTTTTACAATCTGTTGTGCTAAGGTGTCGTAAACCTCCAGCATAAGCATCGTAACCAAATTGATGTCTTTTTCCTCTAGCCATTTCCAGTTTTACTGGATCATAGTTAGATTCTAAGAATAGGTAGTCATATTTCTTAACTGGTGCATTTTCTAGTGTGTTCGTATCAGTAGCATAAATTATACTAAGACCTTCAAATTCCCAAGTATAACCATATGTAACTACATCGTGTACACATTCAAACGCATCAAATGAATAGTCACCTAATTCAATTGGATATCCTGCATTAATGATATGATCAACTTCAAAGTGTTGAGCCACTTCGTAGTTCCCTATCACTCTAATATGAGGAAATAACTTTCTTATGTTTCGTAAAGCAGTTGGGTTAATGTGGTCACTGTGAATGTGAGTAAGCAACAAGTATTTCACATTGTATAAATGTGGTTTCAAGTGCTTGAAAGGTATTCCACAATCAACTAGAACATCATTTATTAAAACAGCATTACCTTTACTACCCGTTGATATAATGTCATACTGCATTCTTTTCACTCCTTAATAGAAAATGGTATAATTAAAGAGTGGTTTTCCGTATTTCTTAATACTTGACTGTTAGCAATTAGCCCTTGCTAGCGGTCTTTTTTATTGCTTCGAAAAATGCTTCCCAGAACCAACAATAAGATAAAAAGAATGTTGCGAAATAAATTACTGTTAAATGAGCAAAGTTATCTGTGAAAATTAATGAGCATATCATTACTAATATTGCAGTGAAAGTTGATAATACGAAATTCATTTTTATTCTCCTTTCATCATTTGTGTAATATAAGAAACTTTTTTTCTAAAAAAACTAGCGTCACGGGTATGTTACTGTGAACGCCATGGGTACGTTTCAAATTGAATTGTTCACTACTTTATTGTATCAAATAAGAAACTTATAAATCTAAAAAAAACTCATCGCTAGAAATATTTAGATATAAGCAGATCTCTCTCATTTCACTACATGTGAAATCAAGATCATCTTTCATATTAATCTTACGATACAAAGTAGAACGGTCTATGTTTAACTCATTTGCTAAACTCGTACTGGTAACTCGTTTTTCTTTCATGATTGTTTTCAATTTTTCATATCTCATGTTGGCGCTCCTTTCTCTTGCTATTTGGTACGTTTCATATATTAAACCACCAAGTAACAATAGTCAACGATTATGTTGCATATTTTACACAAAAGTTTTTAACTTCCTATTAAAGGGAATAATGACCTTTTCATAAAAGCGAACGTTTGTTCTGTTTTTATCTTAAAACAAGTTTTCTAATAAGTCAAATTAATATTTTAAATAAAATCTTATCTGTTATTTAATTAAATTTGTTGCATTTATGAAACATACGTGGTATATTTATTTCGTACCAAATAGGAGGTGCAAGTGATGAATTTAGGATATAGACTTAGACAATTAAGAAAACAAGAGAAATTAACAATGGAAGAATTAGCAGATGAATTAAATAAAATGTTTCCTAACGAAGATAAATCAAAATCATTTGGCAAAGGGACAATTTCAAAATGGGAAAACAACAGAGTTGACCCAGCTGTTAGCTCGATTGCTAAAGTGGCAAAATTCTTTGATGTGACTTTAGATTATTTATTAGGTTTGGAAGATACAAACACAAAACAATCTGTTATCGAAGTTCCAGTTGTTAAAAACATAAAAGATATCAACAATATAAAAGAAACATCTAACATCGTGTCTCATTATTATGTTCCTAAAACTTTAAAAACAGCTGATAAAAATTTAGTTTATTTACCAGTACAACAATTAAATGAAAATAGTAACATTGAAAACGTTGAATTAGTTTTAGTTGATCTTAACGACTCTGTTAAAGATGGAGAAACTGGTTTGTTTCTGATTGATGATAATGACTACCCTGTTATTAGAAAGATGAAAAATGCAGATGACTACGTGATTTTAATCGAACAAACTATCGATGGAAAAGAAATACCTAATTTGTATAGTTCGCAAGATGTGAAACATGTTGGTCGTGTTCTATCTTATGTTAGATATGTTAATAACAATGAAATAAAAGAAGTATAATTCTAGGCGGTTTGGGGATTCGCCTGCTATAAAAGTTTCGTATTTTCAAATTTTACATATAAATAGTGTTGTAAATTCGAAACGTTATGTATATAGTATAGTTATAAACCTATTGGGAGGAAATTATATGAAAAAATTATTAGTTTTAATGTTGAGCGCAGGGTTAGTTCTTGGAGCTTGTGGAAACAGTGAAAGCAAATCAGAGGATAAAAAGCAAGATACTAAATCTGACTCTGAAAAGAAAAAAGAGAAGAAACAAAAAGAAGATAAACAAAAGCAAGAACAGAAAGCTAAGGATGAAAAAGCTAAAAAAGAGAAACAAGCAAAAGATGAACAACGTAAAAAGGATGAAGAATTAGCTCAACAAAATTCACAACAAGAGGCTGCTCAAAATGAACAGCAGGCAACCCAAGAACAACAAACACAACAGTCAACTGAACCATCAGTGCAGCAACCTGTACAAGAAAACGTACAACAAGAACCTACTGACCAAGAAAAAATGGAAGCTAACGCAAAAGTTGCTAAAGAACATGGGTACACTGGTATACCTAATGGCGATGCAGGTTTGTTAGAACCCGCAGATGAATACTATTCTAACGATCAACTCGATCCAGACACTGGTTTGCCAATGGATGACGCTGTACCACACAAAACTGGTGAATAAACAAATTGGGAGGTTACAAAGATGACATTTATTATATTTATAGTTTGGGCAGTTATTTCATTTTTTATAGGAGTAATGTTTTTTAGAAACTTAGGCAATGTAACAGTTACACATGAAAACGAGGAAACGGGTGAACCGTTTGAAACGGAAGAATGGTATTTAACTATAGCATCAACAATTCAAATTTTAATCATAATAGCTTGGACAGCGTTTGCTTTTTGGTTAATAGGAAAACAAATGTATCAATATGTATACATGTATTAATTATAAACAACAATTAAGGGCGCACATGTAGCCCTTTTTTAATACAAATTTTTAATTTGGATAAATACTACCTACAGTAATAAGGAGGTCTTAAAATGGCTATATATAAAGATGCAGGACGTAATACATGGTATTTCTCAATATATTACACAGATATATACGGTAAAGGTAAAAGAAAAATGAAACGTGGTTTTAAAACTAAAAAAGCATGTAAACTAGCGGAAGCAGAAATGTTAAATACTTTGAAGCCTGATAAAGATAAAGTCAGAACATTTGATGAAGTATTTTACGAAAGATTGAAACATGAAGATTTAGCACCAAGAACTACAAAACATAGGAAACAACAATATGAAAAATATTACCGTTCTAACTTTGCACACATCCCTATCGACAAAGTTACAGTTGAGCAATGTAAAGATTTAAGAAAACAATTGATTGATACACCTGATCTTAGTGAAGAATATAAAAAGAGTATTTTTTCGGGTTTTAAAGCTATTATGAGTTATGCTTTAAAAAATCAATATATTGAAACAAACCCAACTATAGGGATTGAAAATATTAAATTCACAAAGTCAAAACTACTTTTTATTACTCGTGAAGAATTTGATAAACTTGTTTTAAAAATGGATAACTTAGAAAATAGTAACAACCCTGTAACTTACAGAAAGTTCATTCAACTATTATTCTATACTGGTTTACGTGTTGGTGAAGCCTTGCCTTTAACTTGGGAAGATTGGGACCCAGTTAAACGAGAATTGAACATTAATAAAACAACAGACGTAACTACTAACAAAATAAGACAAGGTGTTGCAAAAACAAAAACATCATTAGGAATAGTCCCTGTTCCCAAACATATAAGTGAAATGCTCGAAGAATTAAAGGAAAATGCTAAACCCAATGATGTGTATATTTTTGGTGGTAAAAAACCTTATGCTTATCTAACTATTAAAAAAGCATTTTATAGTGTTTTTCGTGAATTTGATTCAAAGATCACTATTCACACTTTAAGACATTCATACGCTACACATTTAATCAATAATGGTGTAGACATGTATTTATTAATGAATTTATTACGTCACGCAGACATTAAAGAAACTATAGGAACATACAGTCATTTATACACTGACCGTAAACAAAAAGCTATGCAAATATTCGATTAG